AGGCCAGGTACGGGTCGTCGGCGACGACCACCCGCCGGCCGACGACGATGCCTCGGCGCGGCGGGACGATCGCTGTTGGCGTCTCGTCGTCCTGGTCATCCGCGTCGGCCGGCCGAGGTACCTGCGCGCCAGCATCCCACAGCGGCTCCTGCGCGATCGCGTTCTCGATCGCCTGCCAGTCGGCAGCCTTCATCAGATGCACACGCTGTGATCGCGCAGCGTGGAGCGACAGGATTTCGCAGTCGAGAACCTCGTTGCGCACGCCGGTCTTCTTCACCCAGACGAGCAGGTTGCGGGCCGTGCGCGTCGGGATGATGCGGCGGCCGCGAGAGATGTCCCAGCGAGGCACCTTGATCTCGCTCGTGAGCTGCTTCAGGTACTCGTCGTCGACGACCTCCGGAAAGTGAAAGCGTGCCGCGCCGTGGCCGGTCATCTTCACGCGGCCTGCTTCTCCCAACAACAGATCCTTTGCGGTGTCGGTGCCGACGATGAACGGACGCACCCCGAAGCGGCTGGCCTTGGTGCCCTGGCGGTTGGTCTCAACCGGCGCGCGTGCTTTGGAGTAGATCTCGGCCGCAGCGCTGCTCGATCCCTTGCTGGCCATGACGACGACGCCCCTGCCTTTCATGCGCCGCACAAAGGTGTAGACGGCGTCGTTGGTTTGGCCATCGCCGGAGTCGATAGACGCCGCGGTGAGGGGCAGCCGCCAGCCACGTTGATGCGGCCAGCTGCGCAGCATGAGGTTTTCGAGATGCGTCCAGACCTCGTCGGTGTGGTCCACGGTGTTGCCGTGGATCTCGTCCCAGTAGACAAGCCAGGACTCTTCGCCGGGCCCCCAGGCGCGAACAATGATCGCGAGCCGGTTGTGCTGCACGTCGACGCCCATGGTGAGCATGAGCGCGGCGTGCGGCGCAATGCCCAGCGCGTACGGCAGCGCCTTCTTTCGCAGGACGTCGATGTCTGGCGTGCTGCCCTTGTAGCGATAGGGCAAGCCGAGCGCGGCGTTCGTGAAGACAATGATGTCGCCGGTGTTGCCCTTCTTTTCCTCGTGCTTGGCCTCGAGGTATCGCTGCACCAGGCGCTCGAGCCGCGATTCTCCGAAGAGGCTGTACAACTCGTTGAGATAGAGACCGACGACACCTGTGAAGGGCTTGGTGGCCACTGCCTTGCCGCGCTGCACGGCGATGTTCTTCTGCGCGTTGGTCCATAGTGAGCCGCACGCGGCGCAGGCGTAGCGCGCGGTCTCGGGCCGGTGCAGTCCGTAGACCTGATGCGCGGCCTGGTCCTCGCCGTGCCGCTGCCAGCGCACGTTGGCCCACTCAAGACGCTGGTAGTGGCCGCAGTCAGGACACTGCACTTCCCAGTAGTTCTGGTCGGAGAGATCCATCTCGGCGCAGATGGAGCTGGCGCCTTCGATCGAGGGTGTGCCGCCGATCAGTTCCTTGCCGTCACGGTAGCTCTTGCCACGTTCGGACAGCAGCTTGATCGCGTCGCCCTGGCCGCGCAAGTTGAGGTTGCAGTCGTCGGGTTCCTCGACGATGCGATCTCGCGCCGATGTGCTCTTGACGTCAGCGATCGAGTTGCTGCCGACGAACTTGATGAACCCGCCAGGGTACTTCTTGAACAGCGTCTTGACGTCGGCCGAGCGACTTCGCACCGGAAGGACGGCGGAGAGCGACGGCGTCGAAGCAACCATCGGGCGGAACTTCTCCAGATCGAAGTTGCGCGCCGTGAGCTCCTTCGGGAACATCACGATCGCCGTCGTCCTTTTGATGTGAACGAAGTAGCCGAGCAGGTTGCAGATGACGCTCTGCGTCCAGCCGATCTGCGCGGACTTCTGGCACACGATCTTGCGCACAGCCGGATCGGCGTAGCGATCGAGCAGCCACTTGAGGTACGGATTCGCGGCAAAACGGAAGCGGCCGCGCATCGCCGACTCCTCGCTCGACATGCGTCGGTACTGCTCTGCCCAGGCAGAGGGCAGGATGTCTGGCGGACGCTCAAAGACCGCCCGCAACGTCCTTTCGATTAGTGACCGCAGCGGCGCCGACAGCGGCGGGGTCGAAGCGGTAGGTGGCACAGAAGTCCTTGGCACGCGAGACGATCTCCGTCAGCTCCTGGTGTACAGCCGGCGCGTCGCCAGCCATTGCCGCGATCGCGTCGCAGTGGGCATCTGGCACCTGGTCAAGTTCGGAGAGTAGGTCGATGAAGAACTGCGACATGCCAGGCTCGATCTCCGCGGCGGGGATCAGCTCTCGGTCCATCGTCTGCAACTCCCGCTGGATCTTGTCGCCCTGGAGACGGGCCAAGCGATCCTTCGCAGACTCACCGGTGGCACGCTCGACTTCGCGGTTGACATACCAGGCGATGCAGGTAGCGCTTTCGTACTCGCTGGCCACGCCGGCACCTCCGCGTTTGGCCACCGGAAAGCCCTGTTCTTGCCACTCCACGATGGTCTTGGGCGCCACGCCGAACACTTCGGCAATGCGCTCCTGACCCTGGATCAACATGACTTACTTACCTCAAGAGAGTCACAGAATCTAGAGCGAATTCGGGTCGCTTCGGACCCGCAGTGAACGGGGGTGCTGGGAAGGACCCGCGACTCGGTCACTTGCTCATGAAGTACTTGAGCTCGCGCTCGAGGACCTCGGGCAGCTTCGCTTTCATGAAGGCCACGACCTTTGCGTTCACCATCCTGGTGTTGAACATCTGCGGCACGTCAACAGTCTGCAGCGCCTTGAGCGGCAACCGACCCGAGCCTTCGCGGATGAACACCGTGCGTCCCTTGTTCCCGATGAACGCGCCCTTGACGATCTTCTTATCGCCGGCGCGCTTGATCTTGAATCGCAGCTCGAGTGCCTTGGTGATCTTCCCACCGCCTCGCAGCGTTTGCTTGCCGCCCTCCCCGGCCGCCATGCGCTTGCGCGCCTGAGCCAGCGAGGTTGACTTCTCGGCGAACCGGATCAGGTTCGCCGCCCGCCGCGTGCCCGACACCGTCAGCGTCGCTTCCATCACAAATCGCTGCGCTGCTGCGCTGGCCCTTCGAACAACCAGGCGCTCGCGTACATAGCCGCTCGTCACGTTGAACCGCTTGACGATCTCGCGCCCCATCTCGGTCTTGGCCTGCGCCACCACCTTGTTGAGCGCACTCGCCTTCGCCTGGTCGAGCTTCTGGTTCGTCAGCGAATCGACCCAGCCGATCACCTTTGAGAGATCGAGTTCGACCTTGACCTTCATTGCGCTGCCCAGAAACAACCAAGCCCCGCACACGCTTTCACGTGCCGGGGCTATGCCGCCGCGCGCTCGTCGGAGTGACGTTCGCTCAGCGTGCCTGAAATGTAGCGCTTATCCATGCTCCGTAAAACCCCTCGCCATCGACTTTCACCACCCGGGCCGTACAGACGCCTGCAGCGCCTCCACGCGCTCACGCTGCTGACGTGCGGCCAGCGCCTTGTCGGCCAGCCACTGCCCCAGGCGCCGATGTGCCATGCCGATGCGCTCACGCAAGGTTGTCTCGCTCACGCACAGGCGGCGCGTCTTGTCCTTCACACCACCGGAGCCCAGATACCAGCACTCCACCGCCGCCCGCAGATCGCCCGGCAGCGTCAACACGCCGGAATGCGTCTCTTCCGCCTCGTTGTCGTCCGTGGGCACGATGGTCGGCGCGTCATAGCCCTCACCGTCCACGCGCTCCTGCAGCTCGCCGCCGCCCGCCACACGGCCGCCCGACTGCATCATCCACAAGTAGCGCGCCCAGTTCTGCAGCCGCCGGTCCATGTCGGGAAGCATCCTCATCGCACAGGCCTCAGCACCAGCAGCGACTGCGATGTGCTCACCTGCTGCGCCGCGAAATTCGCCACCACCGGGTCGTCCCACGGCGTGCCCACGGCCAGCGCGCCTTCACGGGCAAAGAACCAGCCCGGCTCGCACTGCACCACGCCGCGTTGCCAGCATTCGTTCACATGCGCGTCGCCCAGCGCCTTGCGCCGTTCGCTGATCTGCTTTGCCACCCCAGGCATCGCCGTCGGCAGCCAGCCCCAGCGGGTTTTGCTCTTGTCCTCCATGTCCTTGACCTTTCACGTGAGAGATGACATACACAATTGCTCGGGCGGGCGTACCCGCGCGCGAGCGCCCCCGCCCGGCCGCGCTGTTTGGGTGGACATCCAGACGCCTGCACACAGCTCCGCCAAGGCCCCCTGAAGCAGCTCTTAGCAATCTGCTCAAGAATCCATGGAAACACGTGGACATCGTGGACATCCCCGGCGCGCCGGGCCGCCGGCGCTCACATAGGCGGCACCAGGACGGCCCCGACCTTTTCCGCGGCGCATCGCGTTCGCTGGTCAGAACGGGCAGTCATCTCTGGCCCTCTCGGTGTTGTCGCCCTGCGTCGGGCGCGGTTCATCGTCCCCGGCCTGGGGCAGTTGCAACCCCTGGCCGGCCGGTCTGCGAAACATCCAGGGCCTGTCGCCCCGGCTCGATCTGAAGCGCACCCAGCCCGCGTGCCGCAGCGCGGCCGTGGCCTGGCGCAACAAGTGGTGCGTGCGCTTGTCCACGCTGATGCCAAGGCGGCTCAGCAGCTCGGGCGCGGTGATCTCCTTCACGCCCGTGCCGTTCTCGCCCGTCATCGACACGCGCTGATCCTCGTCGTACAGGTAGCGCAGGATGTCCGCCTCGATCGCGTTCTCGATCTGCCGCTGCGCCTGCTGCGGTTCGAACAACCGGCGCTGCTCGGCCGATGTCGGGTGAAACCGCTCGCCGGCGTCGATCTTGCCAACCGCCTCCGCAAACAACTGCTCGCGGTTCTCGCGGAACCAATCCAGGTCGATATGGCGCGTCACGCGCACCGGCCACATGCGCCGGTTGCCGGTCGGGTCCACAAGGTAGTGATCCTCGTTCGTCGTGCCGATGAAAACCACCTGTCGCGGATAGTCCTTCGCGCGGCGGTCGAAGCTCGCCCGAAAGCGGTCCTTCATCGAGCTGATGAACTGCTTCACCTTCGTCACTTCCGAGCGCGTCAGCGAATCCAGCTCACCCCACTCGTACACCAGCACGCCCTGCAGGTTCTGGTAGCTGTCCTTGTCGCCCAGCACGAGACCCGTGTCGGCAAAGTAGTCGCCCCCCAGCAGCCGCGCGAGTGTGCTCTTGCCCACCCCCTGCGGCCCCTCGAAGATCGTCATGTAATCGAACTTGCAGCCCGGCGTCAGCACCCGCGCGCAAACTGCCATCACCAGCCACGTGCCTACACGCGCCAGGTACTGCTGCAGCGTGTCTGCCTCATCGAACTCGTCATCTTCAAGGCAGCAACGTCGCAGCCAGGTGGCCAGCCGCGGCACCCCGTCCCACGTACCCCGCAGCGCCACCAGCGCATCGCGCACCGGGTGGAAACGGTTGCGCTTCGCCACCATAGAAACCGCCTCTTCCAGCGTGCCCCGCGGCATGCTGGGCAGCCAATGCACGCGCGTCAGCCAGTTGCCCATCTCCAGCTCGTCGACCTCATCCCATACGCCGGCCGGCGTGTTCCAGGGCGTGTCCCGCAGCTTCACCACGTCATTCGTGAAGTCGTTGAAGGCAATCACCCGCTGCGCTTCGGCCACACCCTCAAGCCACTCGCCGCTGGGCAACTCCATGCCGTCGAGTGCCAACACCAGGTTGTCGCGCACCGCCTTGATCGCGCCCGAGCTCGACAGCAGCAACTTGTCCCGCCACACGAGCAACCCATCCGGCGGCAACACCTTGCTGCCCGCGCCGGCCATCTCCAGCATCTCGACGATATCGGGCTCATGCGCACCATCGAACACCGGCGACGCGAAGGGTACGCCCTTGCTCAGGTTGCGGGCGAGCTCGATCGTCTGTTCGTCGCCGAGGTCGGCGATGTCGGCCTTGAAGGCCTTCTCGCCGTAGATCTCGCGCAGCTGCTTCTTGATCTGCGCCACCGACACCTCGCGCGCGTCCTCGAGCATCTTGCCGATCCTCTTGCCGAGGCCCGACGCGGCCCAGCCGAGATGGGTCTCGAGGATCTGACCGACATTCATGCGCGACGGCACGCCGAGGGGGTTCAGCACGATGTCGACCGGGCCGCCCTCCTCGAGGTACGGCATGTCCTCCAGGGGCATGATGCGGGAGATGACGCCCTTGTTGCCATGACGGCCGGCCATCTTGTCGCCCGGCTGCAGCTTGC